ACAAAGATCAAAGTTTTCCCATATCCACTGTGCTACTTGCAGGAATTCACTATCTGTATAATATACAGTGATGCTTGGTTTATGCTCGCACCAATGGTTCTGGTAAGCCTTCCAAAGCTGTAGCTGCTGCATAGCTCCTACCTGCTTAACCGTGGTACACTTCTCTGGTGACTTCACAGGGAAGCTGAACACTGCTGACGAGGGTGACATTACATCCTGCTCTACTGGGAACCCTGCTGCTTCCATGAAGACTGCAAGCGGGTCTTTTTTGTCGCTACGAACTCTGCGAATGTAATGCTTAGAGAAGCGAGGATGGATACCACTAGCAGAATCGACAAGCTGAGATACAGTACCGCTAGGCTTAACGCATGTAATAGCCGCAGACTGGTTAATGCCAAGCTTTGCAGCCCACTTCTCGTTAGTCTTAACAGCAACATCGCGTATTTGTTCAAGCCACTTCTCCAAGTCTGGGGAGTCACCTTTACTCAGCAGGTAGTGATCCATTATACCTGTCATGCTTACGCCCAATAGCGCCTCTTCTTCCGTGTTCTTCTTCCAGCAGTTACGCAGGTAACGGAAGTCTGTCAGTGTAGCCTGTAACGTGCCAATGATGGCTGCTACTTCTGCTTTCTTCTTCAGCGTGTTTAGGTCGTCTTCAGGACGCACTACAATCTCTGACAGGTTACAAAACTGGTTACTACGCAGGATGATCTCAGAGCATGGGTTAGTACCAAAGTCCTGCTCACTGTCACGCCTACCGTTACGCGCTGCAATCTTCTGTGCTGCTACACGGCTGAAGATGCCACGCTCACCCGCCTTACTCTCGTACATGCACTGCATCTCTGACAGGAATGACTCAAAGTCTGGCTTCTCAGTGTACGCTACGCTGTTGTTAGCAAGCCTACGATGCCCTTCGTGTCGCCACCAGTCTCCTGACTTAGCCTTAGCCATACGAGGGTCAGAGAGGTTAGAGAGGCTGATTAGGGCTGATCTACGCACACCACCGACCACTACAATGTCAGCTATCTTACATACAACATCGTGACACTCAATAGAGGTTAGCTTGCGTCCTGCTGCCTTCTGGAATATCTCTACACAGAAGTTAAACAGATCAATCAAAGGCTCTGGCCCTGACGCACGACCACCAAAGGTTTTCAGTCTAGCCCCTGCTGGACGTATGCGGCTCATGTCCCACTGCGGTATCTTACCAGCGTACAGCATAGCAATTAACTCGCGGAACGCTGATGCCCAACCAATCTTGCTGTCACTAACAACAATAACAGTGTCTGTCTTGTGGAAAGTCTCTGCAACCTCTGGCAGCTTGTTAATGAAGTTACGCTCAACGCTGAAGCCTACGCCTGTACCACACATCAGAACATACATCAACTCGTCAAAGCTACGCGGTGAGTCAATGTGAAGATAGCTACAGTTAAAGCCTGCTACGTTGTCCTTAGCCAGTGCTTCGCCTGCTGTCATCATACAGCGCATTGAAGGCATCACATCCTGGTGCATGATAGCTTCTTTGAGCAGGTCGTAGTCTTTGCCTTTTAGCTGCTTACGCTCTTTAAAGAAGTCTACATAGCGTGTTACCGTCTCTTCCCATGTCTCTCGTCTGCTCTCCTCTGGTAGCCATCGTGCGTACCTGCTCTTGTGTATAAACTGCTGATACTGATCCATTAGTTGTTCTCCTCTGTCACCATGTCTGTTAGTTTGTTTAAGTACCAGCCAGCCTTCTCTAAATCCTCTACCTGCTTACCCTTGTAATCATAGCGCCACAGATACTTAATGCAGTTGCCCTTGAGGTAGCCTTTGAATGCAACACTGGACATGGACTCCTCTATTGCATCAATGCACTCTATGTTGCCTGTGTTGTAATGGTCTGGGTTGTTTACTACATCTTCCACTGCTTCTTCCTCTGCCATGGTCGCCCAAGGCTCTAGTCCTGTTTTCTCTGCTGCTGGCTCTACTGTGCGTAGTCTGTCCCAGTCTGCTGGTGTTGCGTCATTGAGTCTCATGTTTAAAATCCTCTGATAGTTCTTCTAATCTGTCGTTGATGCGTTCACTAAACTTGTTGACTAACTCTTCTGAGCTTATGTCTAATATCTCTATTAGTGTTAGTTCGTCTAGCTGCGACATCTTCTCCAATAGTTCATAGTATGTTAGAGGCATCCTAGTCTCCGTATTTCTCTCGCAAGTAGTTTATACTGACTGGCATCTCGTCACAACCACCGTTTTTAACTTCGTTGAGCATCCATATACCTGACCAGCTTCCGTTGGTCTGTGGTGTTAGATAGTCTTCGTCGTGTTGGTAGAAGATACCAGCGAATAATCCTAGCATGTTAGTGCCATCTGCCTTACGCGCAAAAGCAACATCCCTGTCTTGAACATGTCCCATCACACACGACATATACTTCTTCTGTAGCATCAGCTTTGCACTACTGACTGGCCTACCCATCACACCGCTGGTGAAGTAGTGAGAGTAGGCAATGTCGTCAATGATGACAGGCTCTAAGAAGTCATACACTTCCCAGCCCATCTCTTCCAGCTTCAGGTCTTTAAAGCCAATTAGACCGTCTAGTTTAGGGTCTGCATTGACTGCTCTTTCAATGCGGTATTCGTGATTACCTAGAGTGAACACCATGCGAGGATTCCAGCGTTTGTCTTTGTTGCGTATAAGACGCTGCTGCTCTTGTCTGATAGGCTCTAGGAAGGCTTCCATGCCCTGTATACCTGCTTCGATGTCGTTGCTGTAGCGTCTGCCCTCAAAGTTGCGAGTGCCGCTATCGTAGCTGCTCAGGGCTGGCATGTCCCAGTGATCTCCGATGTGTACTATAACGTCAGGCTTCTTGTCTACAGCATACTGTCCAGCCCATCGTAGATGCTCGATAGGATTTCCAGGTTTTACTTGTGTGTCTGGTATTACTAGATGCTTAGTCATTAGTTTTCTCCAGCCTCTTGCCATTGTATGCAAGATTTGTCGAACTTTATTAAAGGCTCTATGTCATCTGGGTTTGGGGTTCTTCCCTTTGGTGTTCCTCCTGTTTGGATAACAGAGAATGTCGCTGCTTTACTAGAGCCAGTATGTAGAACAATGTATCCCCATTTTCCTTGTTCTCTAAAAACAAAATAGCTGGGAAGTCCTGTCATCTCGCTCAGGTTTATAAGCTCCCCATACTTAGGAACATTCAAGGCACAAAAAGCAGTCTTACCGTCTCCATACCATTTACATTCTGCCCAGCCTACCATAGCTCCTTTTTTATCACCTTCAAACTTAGGCTTATAAAACCAACCATCTAGTCTATACTTTATAAGGTTAGGGTTCTGCCAGTAATGACAACCTAGATGCTCAGACATTATACGCAAAAGTTTTTCTTCGCGGTATCTGTCTTGTGCTGTTTCTCTCATTTGGGTCATTTCTTACGCCTCTTGCGTTCTGCGTTAGTCTTAGCAGTGTGGCACTTGTGACACAGTACTTGATACCCTTCAGCTTCGATGAACATCCTCTCAATGTAGGTGTTCCAATCTATAAAGCCTACTGCTGGGTCTACTACTGGGTCTATGTGGTCTACTGCTGCGTTGTTGCGTCTACGCTTCTTTCCTTCTAGCGGTGGTAGAGTAGCTGGGGAGCCTTTGCCACACTTGGCACACTTGTAAACTCCTCTAGCCACTCTAGCCGCTGACTTGACATCGTGCTTTACACCCCACTTAGCGTGAGCCTGTCGGAGTGCAGAGACGATAAAGGAACGGAAACGTGCTTCTGTCCATCTTCCGTTATTCCTTGGTTTCATTAAAGCTCCATATCTCACCTTCGTACCTACGCAGCCAGAGCATCCTACCATTCTCTATCACTCTGGCCTCGTCACCGTCGTACATCTCTACACACTTGTCGTAGAGTTCCTGCTCAGTAACGCAGTCCTTCAATATCTTCTCTGACTTCTTCTCGCCAATACCGTGGATGCCAATGATGTTGTCAATCCTGTCACCCATCAGTATCTGGCGGTAGAAAAAGCGTAAGCCTTCCTCTGGCTTAACATAATACTTGCGTTGTTTAACAAAGTTATAGTGCCAACCTGGAATCTGGTCAAAGTCCTTGTCTAAAGATACCATGATGGCTTTATCACCGTGTGTGGTTCCTGCTATAGCTATGGCATCGTCTGCCTCTTCTCCTTCAGTAACTACAGCAGCCCACTTGTCGATAAGGTGTTGACGCAGTGCTTGGATGTGTACTGGCTTTTCCTTATCCTTGCGGTTTCCTTTGTACTCAGCAGTGACGGCATATTCCTTGCGGAAGTTTCCTTTGCCAGTGAGATACAGAACATAGTAGTCTGTTTCCTCGTCTACGTTGAGTTGCAACAGGATGTCGGAGATAAAGCCGTCGATGGTGCTAACGGCTGTCTTCTCTGATTCATCGTTACATGACCAACCTATGCGATAGACTAGAATGTCTGCATCAATTAAGATCACAATGCTTCGCCCAAGTCCACATCAGCTACTTCAGCGTTGCCGCCATAGGGGATTAGGTCAGTGACCACTAGCTTTAACAGTGAAGGG